ACGGAAAGAAGCTTCCCGTCCGTACCATTTCGCCCCGCCTGATGCGATGCTCGAGATGACAGTGCACCGTCTCTCGTCAGTCCTTTCGCATGGGTTGGAAGGTCCAGGTGCCGTAGAAGCTACGATGGAAAAGTGGATTCAGAGCCTCAGCGCAATTGGCGCCGCTCCGGAATCCGTCCTACGTAACTGCTTCGACAAGACCCCGATCAATACATATTCTAACTACCTAGAAGCCTGGGAGTTAGAGGGAGCAGATCGTCCTTTCAAAGTCTCTAAGAAATCGACGGCACACGAGGTGCGTCGGCTTGGAGCCTATCATCTGGCGCGCAGCATCCAGCGCGAGTCTGATGATTTCTTATCACGTTTCCACGAACTTAGAAGCCTGTTCGTGAAGACCCCTATGTCCCTCGACGAGGAAGTTCGGCTGAGCCGGCTCTACCCGTTCCTCTGCTTTACCGGTACCATGGTCGACCAATATAAATTCTGGTCGAACCTGGCTTTTTGCCGGATTATGCAGGTGGACGAGCTACCGGTGAGTAAGCCGTTTTTTGTCGTTGACTCTATGGTGGACAAACAATTCCGCGTGATCGTAAGATGCGCTTCGACCAAGCCTAAGTCGTTCCGTTCGCGGTTTATGGCGAACACGATCTTCCAAGGCTGGAAGAAGGGCTGCGTACCATGTCGGATCACTAAGGCAGCAGAAAATGCTGCTAACCAGCGTGCTACTCTCGGTGGTACGCCTCCTCCCCTCACTAACCATTCCAAATCTGTCATTGACCGCATTGTTTCAGCGGTGCACAGATCTGGTACTTGGCGACGTGGATGGAGGAAGGCGTTATACCGGGATGAACGTGTCTCAACAAAGGCGACGATTGAGAGCAACTGCGCAAATTTGGGTAACCTAGGTCACCTGATACAACGATGGGAGGCCGATCAAAGGGCCGTCCCAGAGTCGTATAATGCGTGGGAGCTCCCGCTCGTTGCTGTCCCTGAGCTACGTTGCATGCGGGAAGTGGTCTACTCGCGATGGGCAGTAGAGGGTGACGCCACTGGCGGCACCTGCCTGATTCGCGAACGAAGGGTCGCAGCGTTCTACGCCGTCTTTACGGTCAATGACCTGTTACACGAGTACGTTCCGGTGGAAGGCTGGGATAAGCGTGTTCCAGAGGTCGAGCCGGCAGCAATATCTGAACCCTTGAAGGTGCGGATGATCTCTAAACCAGCAGTCCTGGATTATGCTAACCTGGTTCCGATGCAGAAACTCCTTTGGAGGTGTCTGCACGACCCGGTCTGGGATGGTCGTTTTGCCTTAACAGGCCAAACGATCAACCCTTTCATGATCCAGAAGATGTGGGAGGAGACCCGTCGCCATTTCTTGGGCGCAGGTTGCTACACGGCTGTGTCGGCTGACTATTCGGCTGCGACAGACACGTTGTCAGGTGCGGCTACTCGCTACCTGATCGAGAAACTCTTTAAGCCTTTTGAGGCCGAGTGTCCCGAATTGTATGACTGGGCGATTAGATCGCTCACCGAGTCATATGTGTCTGCCCAGGCCTTACGGTCACCGACGGAAGACCCCTTGACTGGACAACGCATGACGGACCCCCCAACCAAGTCAGGCCTGCGCGAGACGGGCCCCGAGCTCTGGTGGAAAATGCTAGATGATGCAGACGTACAGAATTTTGAGCAAACGAATGGCCAATTAATGGGCCATGTTCTTTCGTTTCCGATTCTGTGTCTGCTCAACTATGCATGCTACCATGAGTCTTGGGAGCGTCAGCTTACAGCTCGACTGGAAGTGGGTGGCACCGTCGCCACGCCTCCGCCGTGTCTTGTTAACGGCGACGACCTCGGTTTTTTCTCCTGCCCTGAGCACTATGCCACTTGGCGTCAGACTTTGACGCATTATGGTTTTGTGCCCTCGGTGGGTAAGAACTTTATCCATGACCACTTTATGCAGCTCAATTCCGCGTTGTTCGTTTGGAATGACGAACACACCGTCACTCGCGAGATTAAATTCGCAAGTTTCGGTTTCGCGACTGGGCGTGCTAAGGGTACCAGCTCGACGGACCGTCGGGGCTGGTATGGCCAGAAACAGCTCTTTGAGCCACTCATGGGGAAGAAGTTTGTCGAGTCGTCCGCTAAGGACCGGTGGGAAGCCAGGAACGTCTACAAGGTCGCGGTTTGGGCGAGGAAGCGCGGTGACACGAAGCTCGAGTACTGGGAGAATCAGATGATGCATGACGACCCGTTTATTGGTCGGATAGCATCACTGCCAGACGTGCTGTGGGAACAACTTCGCGGTTTCGAGGGCCTTGAGAGCTCGCGTGCGCGTTTCGCTAAGGTGTGTTTTTCACATCTTACTGTTACGCGACGCATGCTTTCTTGGTTCCCGTGGGACCGGTTGTTCAAGGCCTGTCTGGACCAGGACTACGAACTGTTTCGTGGTTGCCGTGCTGTCTTCCGCTCTATTGTCCCGAGTCACGACAAGGTCGAAGGACTACAGGGCACTAGCTGGGTCGAGAAGCTTCAGACCAAGCTTAGTGAACGTGATGAGATTGAGGAAGGACTGCTGAAGTCGATGGGCTTCGTGCAGCGCTGGCGTAAGATTCTTGCCAGCGACGATCTGATCCGTCTCCATATGAGCCTACCCCAGTCCGTAGAGAGCGACTGGGAGTTGGAGACGATAGTATATGATCGTTCCCCTGCTATTCGGATGACGAAGGCAGGACATGGTCTCGACGAGACCATGGAGTTACCTTGAGTGGTTGATTGGGGGGTGCGCACATTGTGGCACCATCGCCGCCGACGATTCGGCGCCCCGATCCGGCACTTAGGTAGTTCCTAAAGACCTTCCCTTGAGCCAATACACGGCAAGAGCACAGCCAACCTAGATACGGGTCTTACGGACGCCCGGTTACTCTACGTTGTTACTGTCGTTCGATGCGCTCAATTTGAGCACGGTTCCCTGCAGGTAGGACCTCTGCAGATGGATGCTGACCGACGTGGCACTCTTTGTGTTTGGTGATGGG